GCAGTTGGGAATTGAACCCAAGTCTTTTTAGTTGCACTTTGGCTTTTCCAAAAAGCGAAACCTACCTACCCCTATTCTATTTCATCAGGCTCTGCTAAAACAGGTACAACGTTACAGAGGCAATTAGGATGCGTTACTGGCAAATCAGTTTCATCCTTAAAAACTTTACCATCATAATCATCACAAATATCTGTAAAAGGGTGTCCAGCACTTAATTGCCACTCAAACCCTTTAATCCATTTTTGACCCCTATGCAATCTTACTGTAAATCTCCTATAAACATCCGCAATCTCTGTTCTTGCTATCCTAAAACTATTATAGCTTATACTTCCAGATCTTCTATCTATTTTTTTATCAGGCTCATAACCAAATCTTTTTCTAACCCAATCAAATGGCCCAATCCATTTAACATCTTCACTTGGATTAACTAGATTATCTATCTGTTTAGCTATCTCTCTAGCTCCCATATTACTTCTTATACCAACCTCAACAATATCTCTTACTGATTTCAAAAAATCTTCTCTGATTGACTTTATTCTATCGCCAATACTTAATCCATCAGTCGGATTCTTAATAACAAAATACTTATCTTCTAATCGGCTGTATTCTACTGTGTATCGTGTCTTTATAGTGTTTGTTAAGCTATCACTGTTATACTTCTTATCTACTTTATTAACTTCATTAACACCTACTATAGAAGCTGTTTTAAGTCCATAAGACAATAACATAGCTGAAAACGCTATTTCCCATTCTTTTAATACTGGGCGTGAGTCTGTAATTACTGAATCTTTATCATTAATCTGATCTCTGCGTGAATTTCTTTCTATAATGGAATCAAACTCATCTTGAGTATCTTGCATCAAATCATCAAGATCTCTTTCTTGCTGGAGTACATAACGGATAAATTGCTTACGTTTATCCTTATCAAAATCAAATTTCTCTACCATTTTTTATTCAAACTATTATTCTTCTTCTAATTCTTCACTTTCAGCCTGTACTTGGTTCTTCCTAGCTGTGCCTTCTAAAAATGCCTTTTGCCTTTCAGATGACTCTGCTTTAGCAACCTTTAATTCTTCATCAATATCCTGTATATATTCACCCATACCTAATACTTGTAATTTAGTCTTGTCTTGAATAATGCCTTCATCAGCTAAGAATTTCAGGATTTCTAAATTAACCTTCATATCCTTATCTACTATTGGCTTCCATACCACATTTACTTTAATATCATCTTGATACAGACCATTATTCTTCAAATACGTTTCTATGAGCAATACAAGCGGATCTCTGAATTCTTTTTGTTTTCTAGTAACTTTCTGTACTAACATTGGCATTTGCTCTGATACTGATGCTCTACTAGACTTTACCGCAGTACCAAAAGCAAATTCTGGAGTTTCTGAATTCTGTGCTATCAGCCAGAAAAGAATATTCAATAATCTATCAGCACCATCACTGGTATCTTCTGCCCCTGCAAACTTGATATCAAACTTATCCGGGCCGATTAATAATCTTTTTGCATCCCATCTTAACTTATACTTACCATCAGTATCCTTTTCACCATTAGCTTCCATAAAAGACTGTGTATTACCAACACCTGTCAAATAAGGCACTGACGTACCATTGTATATATTATTTTTAATTGCTGAAGCTAATACTGCGTGATAATTAGCCATATAATAATATATTGACTGATACTCTGAATTACCATATAGCATCACACCTTCCTCTAATTCATTATGAAAATCAACAATATCAAACATTTCTCTTGGCTTAGTATCGCTATAATCAGTCATTAGCGTTTCCTTGTTATCTTCCAGCTTATAAGTCAATTTATAGCCAGAATCATT